GCTATGTATAAAGTTAACGGGATCCACATAATCCGTTTTAATTCCTTGAGATGGATCGTTAGATCGCTTAATAACAGCCATACCTAAGATCGCCATATCGTTGACGCAGCGACGGTAAATACTATCGTTAAAGTCATTCCAAGAAAGCGTCATGTTTGTCGCAATCTGAGCGGCGATCTCGCCAGAAGACTTAATGTTATTCTCTAAGAAAATCTCAGCTTCTTCTAGAGTTTCTGGAATCTTATTAGAATCTCCTGAAATCTGAACCCCTAACGACTTTTCTATATTCTGTAAAGGACCCTTGGCTTTTACCGAGAGTTCGATTTTCTTTTTTTCTAGGTCTTTCTCAGAAGAAGACAAAGGGTCTATAGCTTCTAAGTTAGGGTATGGGTTTAAAGAAAGAATTTTATTTACTACAATTCGAACAAACTTCGGTAAGATAGGAACTGGGGTGAAATCAATATTAAGCATACTCCCGTCCCCGTTGTTTGGGTCTAGAGTATTTAAAAGTTGCTTATAAATCTTAGTGTCTTGGGTGCCGTTAGCATAATCTCTGTTACGTTCAAAAACCTTAGATCGCTTACTGTATAAAGACCCCTCCTGATCAATCTTTCCCCACTGGTTGTAGATGGCTTTCGCATAATTAAGTCCATACTCCTTCCCCTGTTTTTCTTGTGCCGAAGCAAGCGGATCGGGGAAGCCAGAAGAACTTTTACCTTTGTCGTTGTACATTTACCGTTGGTGTTGCGAGATTAGCTCTTGCAAATATAGTAAAACTAGGAGTGCCAAGCTTTTGACTTAAAAGTCCTAAAAAATTGCTTCTCGTTAAAGTCTGATTTAGGTTTTTCTTTCTTTGTTTTTTGAGCGCCAAGTAACGCCAGTCCAGAACTAATAGTCAAGTCAAACTTAGTTCTCTTGTCTATCTTGTAGCCAATCCAATCCTCTAAAGTCCTGTTAAAGTACATGTTACCGAACTCAGCAGATTCTGGCTTTATACCTACATGATCATAAATGTAAGCCTCGATTGCCTGAGCGTGAGATTGAATAACGTCTTGAGAGTTAGACGGTATCCCTTTAGTTCTAACGTTTACAGAAGAGTTCCCAGTTTTAAGGTGGCCTGGCCTATCCATTAGATAACCGTCATAACCTCTTGCTTCAAAGTACCTGACGATACCATATTTGTTATTCTCTACCAGTAAAGGATATCCATAAAAGAAAGAACACATGAGAACGTCTTCGTAGAAGATGCTTGCTAAGTCTGGGCGAGAAGCGTACTCCACTACAAACATATTGGACGGAGCATCCATATTAAACTTATTGTACATATGAAGAGCTCCTTTAGATCCTCTACCGTCTACCGTAGCGTCTAGGTCATACGAGTCAACTCCACCAACACCGATATGTTTATTGGGGGCAACTTTCTTCCCTCTTTCGTCCGCTTTGTTGTTTCTTAAATGATCAGGAGGCATCCAGGAAACGCGGAATCTTCCGTTAGGGTCTGGAGAAAACACAACTTCTTCATCTTTCTTTCGCCACACAAAATTGCCCTGTACGACAGGATTAGGGTATAGGTCGTCATTAAACTCTATCTGCTGATATATCTTACCGATATTAAATAAGCTCCCTTCTATGCTGTCTCTAAATGCCTCGTCTGTAGTAAAAGGGAACTGCCTAATAACCTCGTTGAGTTCCGAAGGGTCGTCTTTAAAAGATTTTCTATCATTTTTCAAGTAAGTCTTACTGCCCTGGTCAATTACTTCTCCGTCAATCCCCTTTATGGGTTTTTCTGGATCTTCGATAACGGGGTTACCGTGTCTATCAAAAAAACCTTCGAGGGCTTCGTAAGCTGGTATAAATATTCTATACATGCCAGAACGCGTCCTTCCGTTGTCGTTTCTCTGAGACGGATCAGAGTCATCCCACAAGTCTTTATACTCATCGCCCCCCTTACTCATTGGATTTACCGTACTACCCACCAGGGCTTTACCTACTATACGTTTACCTACAATTAGGCAAGTCCTCTCTACACGCCACGCCTCACGGATATCTGTAGGCTTCTCCCACTTACCCGCTTCATCGAGGTAAAGCATATGTAGTTTTTCCCCGTCATAAGCGTTGTTAGTGGTGTTCTTCCAGTTAATAGTACTGTTAAGGGCGTCTCCTTTATAAGATGTCTTATTGTTTTTGGTGATACGCTTAGAAGGTTCTCTAAAAGCAAGCTCCATACGAGGGTTTGTAGTACCGTCTTGGATAGGTTTAAAGAAAAACGGGTAGCCTCTAAAGATAGAGACCACTTTCTTCATGAAAATGTTTTCCTGAGCGTCCTTACCAGTCTTCGACTGAATACCAAGAAGTTTCTCTTTAACTTGACTAGCCTCGTCAACAAGTACAGCGCTACAGACATTAGTATACCCAGAACGGCGACACTTAGTATAAAGCTGACCGAAACAACGAGGGTCAGACTCACACGCCAGCATGTGGAGAAAGATCTCTCTTTGGAATTGTAAGAACTGAGGATATCCGACATCGATTTTAGACCATTGTAGAAACATATAGTGCCGCCCTGTAATATACGTAGGGATGCCATTATTGTAAAACCAAACACCGTCACGGCGACGCTGAAACTCTTGTTCGATGTAAGTAGAAAACTTCTTACGGAACTCACTCGGTTTTTCGTGCCACTCATCCATACTTCGAACCCTTTGCATTTCCTCAGGCATTGATATCCTTGTCCACAGCTGCAAGTGCTTTGGCCGATCATGGAAGAGAATCTTCGATCGGGGTGGTTTTTTTGGAAGGACAACGAGAAGCCCATGTAGTTCGATAACCTCTCCCTCTGCACCGTTAGGGTCGATCTTAATCCCTTGATCTTCATAACCTTCTATGTCTATAAGGATGGACATTAATAGCTGCTGCCTAATTTATTCATACGCCCTAAGCTAGGTAAACCCTTCTTAGGGTTGGTGAGCTTCATCTGAGATCCGCATTCGCAAGCCCCTTCGACGTAATAAGCTTTATCGTCCTTCACTCGCATAGTAAGGCTCTTCTCGTACTTTTCTTTTCCGCAATCGGGACAGTATAAGTCTGGCATAATTCTAAATTTAATTTGTACCCCCGACAGGATTCGAACCTGTGACCCACGCCTTAGAAGGGCGTTGCTCTATCCAGCTGAGCTACGAAGGCATGTAAACTACCGTAAAGTTTTGGTTTAAGTAATCGTCGCTAATTGTCTGGTTATCAGAATAGTAGTCGGGTTTACTTAGAGAACCTTTCCGCAAAACCACCTGAATAATCTTTTTGTTCTTCGATTTCTCCATTTTCTTTTAATTCTTTTACCATCTGTTCTAGTTTCTGGCGTTCCACCAAAAGCTCTTTACAATCAATGGCCGTTTGCTTTATGGATTGGAGCTCGGCCTTACGTGCGCTACCTCCAGCTTCTGGATCGACAGGTTTCTTGACTTCCTCGATCATGTTATTGATTGCGATCTCCATGCTCGCCATAAGGCGCTGAGAGGCATCTATTGTGGTGAATTTAGATTTCGACATACATCAGGTCTTCTGCACGGGTTCTATAATACTCTTTCTCGTCAATAGTAACGCGGTAATCCATGTTCTTTTGAAAGCCTACTACATCTCCTACTTTAGCTCCTACATCCTCAATCCAAGGAGCCGTAAACGCGACACGACCCTTTGTAACAGGGACCTCTGAGAATTTAACCAGCTCGATAGTATCCGACTCTTGAACTTTCTCTTCTTCGACGGGCTCAAGAAGGCTCCAACCCGCAAGAGGGTGTATATCCCCAGTATGCTGATCTTTATAAGCAATAGCCTGATTATTAATAGTATGATTTGGATCAAAGCGGACAGTATAGTGATTATGCTCTCCAGTAAGTACCTGGCCTTCGTTAAGCACCACGAGATGATGAAAGTAAAGCGTGTCCCCAACCTCAACCCCTGTATCGTGTTTAAAAGGCGTCGCAACAACGGGACCTTCTTGGATTCTGTTTTCAAATTCATTAAATTTAGTATCTATAAAAAGCTCCAACCCCCCAGGGGTCGTCAGCGTATCTTCAAGCTGTTTATCTAGCTTGACGATAAATAAGTCGAATGTTCTCATCAATTAAAAATTCAGATCAAACTCTAACATACAGGGCATCTCATCGATTGCTTTCCAAAGGACTGTTCCTTCTTCGTTCTCAATGTACACCAAGTATCGCTTCTTTCCAAATTTAACGAGTGTTCTTTCGTCTTCTAAAATAGCAGAGACTTTTCCATCTCCCGCTCGCATGCCTGTATAGTAAGCCATGCCGTTTTTAGGGTCTTTCCCTACGATTATTTTTCTAATAAGCCCTTCCATTGTATTTAGTTTAGTGAAATACCTAAGTCTCCGAGAAGTCCATCGAGGGAATCTTCATCAGGTTGGTACATTGCGTCCATCAATTCTTTAATTACTTCTAGCTCATCCCTACTGTCTAGGTGAAAGCTATACATCGTTTTTACTTGAGCCATGTCATCTTCTGAGTCCATGTCGTCTTCATCAAAAAGACCTATAACTACAGAAGCAAGAAGGCGATCTTTAACTTCGAACTCCTCAATTAGCTCCTCCATCTTTTTTACCAAATGGTACATCTCCGCTAGGAACTGTGTGTCTTTGCCTTCCATGATATAACTTTGTTGTATTCCAAATATACAACTTTAATTATGCCAAAGTCTCAAGTAAAGAAGTCGAAGTTGTTTAGAGAGTCATCAAAACTTTCAGAGAAGTACGTAAAGCACAACTACCTAAAAAATATACGCAACGTAAAGGCTGAGTTTGTATCAAAGAACGCTATAGTTGGTAGCTGGCTAGACCTTATGTTGTGGTTATATGATCTAGAGTTCTTTACTATAAACTACGTAGCTGAGGAGTACGGTATGTATAAAGATAACTTAGCGGACAGACTTATATATCCCATGTTAAAAGAAGGATATCTCTATAAACACTTCGATAAACTTACTCCGTCTCAGACAATGGAGGACCACTTGTTTCGTGAGGAGACGAAATACAACTACCGTGTAAGATATGCGCTATCGCAGAAAGGCAGAATGGCGGTACAGCGTTTTTACAACGCACTTTAAATGACTTTATAGTGAATTCCTTTAGAGTCTCTGTATGCTCTCTTCACTTGCTTTCTATTAGCTGGCTGGCTCGGAGAGTAAGCCCCCTCGTTTTTGTATGATACATGAACCCAGTCTGGAGAGTCGTCATCGCCAAACTCCCAGATCAGCTGATCGAATATAAGGTTCTCTTTAATGAATCTAAACAACTCTCTATTGGTCACTCTGCCGTATACATCGGCATCGATATCCAAGGCTTGACCTGATTTATGCTGAGAGTACTTACTACCTCCGATAGCATTATTTAATTCTTTAGATCTAAACCCAGAAGATATATATAAAGGAACTCCGAAGTGATCTCGTAGCGGCTGAAATACTTCTTCTGCAATTTCTCTAAGGTTCTTGATATCGAACTCTTCAGGTTTGTTGTCTATCCCCAGGCGGTTGGCCGTATTTGATTTCGTTACTTCCTTTAGGGTTAGGTTTTTGCTTAGCTTCATTAAATTTATTTTTTTCAGCCACCCAAGCTGGGCTGATTCGTTTTATTCTAGGATTGAAGTAGTTTTTACTACCCACCTTTTAAAAGCTAGCTCGGATAGTGTCAGACTGATCCATAGGAAATTTTTCTTTTAGCTTTAGAATATCCTTTGCCAACCCTACAGACCTAAATCTGTTTATGTTGTCGTAAAATGGATTTTTTACTTGAGAATTTCTTCCATCACCAATGATAGCTCTTTGGTTTAATTTATACCTTCTATCTACCTTTCTCTCTAACTTGTCTTGCTTGCCTCCTAAAATTTTTGATGCTAAAGCTCTAAGAACATCAGGAAACTCAGTCCCGTTCTCACCCGCAAGCCTTGTTTGCTCTCTGTGTGAACCCTCAGGGTCCGATCCAGCCTCTCTGTTGCTAGCTCTGTGTTCTTGACTCATATCCCCCATTGCCATGCACTGTCCTGTAGAGCAATCTCCACCCTCCTGCGAGCTACCAAAAAAATCTAACTTTGGCTTAAAACCAGTAGCAAGGTCGTTTGGTGTGGCATCACGATAGAAATCTGGGTTTCTAGCAAGTTTTCTTGCGTACTCTCTTTCGTACCGCCCCTCTCTTCTTTCTTCAGAAGAATCAGCCCATTTATTAAGCATATCAACCATAGTTGTATACTCTCTTTCCTGGATTCTTTTTCTTTGATCCCTAGTGGGGTTTCTTCTCTTTGCTGGTCTCATATTATTGGTTTCCTCGGAGCATTTCTCTTATAATGTCTTTAGGTGATGGATTCTCACCCATTCCATACCTACCACTATCGTTAAGTCTTTTCGCAGCTTTAGCGGCTGCATTACCTAAAACACCAATTCCTCCTGCTGCGCCTCCGAAGATGCCTGCCACACCACCTCTTGTGAGTTGCTTCTTTTCGGGTGACCCCTTATAAGAACCTAAAGCTCCTAAAACACCTTCAGTGTCGTTATTTCTGTAAGCTTTTCTTACTCCTCTTTTAAATTTTCTCTCTTCTCTAGAGAGTCTACCTCCATTGTCGTATTCAACCATTCCGCCTTGTCCGCGTTGACCTTGTGGTCCTTTAGCATCTGTAAGGCTTTCCATAAGAGCCTCCATGCCGCTAGCGCCAGGCCCACCTGGAGCAGCTTGTTCTGCCATTTCTCGCTCTGGCTCTGAATACATCTCCGTCTCCATCGCATCAACATCTAGCTCATATTCTCCTGTTTCTCGATTCGCCATAACAGGGAACTCTCTATCTGCAATAAATCGTTGATCGCCAGGAGCTACACCGCCTCCACCTGGAGCCATAATTTCTCCGTAGCTTTCCCAGTCTCCAAATACTTTAACGGTATCTCCTTCTGGGGTTTCGTACATGACGAACTGACGTCCCTCTTCGTCTTCTTGAACTTCAGAAGTGCTTTGACCATCGATAGTTCTTAGATCTCCTTGACCGCCCTGGCCTCCTTGTTGACCACTCATAGCAGCCATCATCGCTTCGATGTTTCCACCGTCGTTGAATTTCATGTAGTTCATAACACAAATATAAGTATTTTATAATTAGCCTACTGGATTGTAAACAGAGCTCAAATAAGCTGGTCCAGAAGGGGTAACAACGGGTGCTGATTTCGGATTAAACCCGTAGTTCATATTCATCCCGTACTGCTGATATATATCTGGGGAAAAACCCACTTGTTGCTGAGGTGCGATTTGATTCATATTCGTAGTAGGTTCTGGTTGCTGGAACATCTGAGCTACCTGCTTTCCAGTATCTACCACCTGCCCAACCGTGTCTACTACTTGTTTAGCTTTTTTAACCCCCTGAATCGCTTTAGGAATAAACTTAGCGCCTGTGGCAGCAGCAGTAGTTCCTGCACCTACGGCAGCAGCAGTGCCTGCTGACATTCCAGCTAATCCCGCCGTACCTGCTGCCGCACTACCGATAAGTGTTCCTGTTCCCGCTAAGCCTGCGGCTGCTGACGTTCCTCCAACGCCTAACCCAATAGTTGATCCTGTACCTGCCAACAAACCTGTTGCCGCTGTGCCTCCTGTTGCCAAGCCTGTTGCCCCTGTACTTGCTAACAAACCTGTTGCCGCTGCCCCTCCAGTTGCCGCTGTGCCTCCTGCTGCCGCTGTGCCTCCTGCTACCGCTGCGCCACCTGCTGCGCCTCCACCAAAAGCCCCTAAAGCGGCGCCTCCAGTTAAAGCTGCTGCGGCAGTTCCTACAACTATGTTTCTCGTTCTTTTTTTGCTTAACTCATCAAAATATCTATCTGCTTGATGTTCTTGCGTAGAAAAACCTTTATAGCCTTCGTATCCATCCTTTATTTGATCTCCTCTACGCGACGCTTTTCTTTTCGCTCGATTATTGACTCGATCTTGCTTGTTTAATGCTCTCTTGGCCTTCCTGAAATCTTTCCCTTTAAGATCTCCACCAGCTAACTCAGTAGCAGCCCCTCTAGAAGCGTCAGTACCTACTCTATCTTTTAAGCTCATAATTAGTTATTTTTTCGTTTCCATAAACGGAAAGGCTTTCTCTTAGCCCCTTTCCCTCTGGCATTTCTATCACCTTCAGTAGTCTGTCCGTCTCCCCGATTGGTACTCACTGATCGGCGGCCTACAATATTACCTCCAGCTCCATGCGAGACATCTCCGCTACCAGGGTTGTTATTGTTATAACGATTCAACTCAGCTCTTTTAGCTTTAGCAGCTTTAGAAGAGTGGAAGTCAGCATACTCTTGTTTGTAGTTTCTAGCAGCTTTCATCAGAACGATCCTTTAATAAATGGGTGACCTTTTCTTTCTTCATCTACCTCTCTTCTTTGCCATTTCTTTTTAGCTTGATCCCAAATATACTCGCTATCTAGAACTTGACCGTGTCTAGCGTTTGCTCTATCTAAAGCCAACCTACCAACCTGAACAGCTGGACGGCCTGTAGTTTTACGAGCATCTTTCATTGGAAGGATCTCTGGAGTAGAGTACTTCTGGGATATTGATTTAGGCGGTATAGAATCTATTTTTTGAATTCTGTTTTTTCTTTTTTGGTACTCATCGTATCCCTTTGGTTTAGCGTAAATACCAAGAGCGTAACGCTCGCCGCTGGGCGTTCCAAAATATGTACTTGCGGCTTGGGCCATGTCGTCTCTAAATATCAAATCTGGAGGCTGCTCTCTACTTATCATACGGTTAGACGTCTTGTCGTAGTAACTGTCACGGCCCTCTTGATCATACCTTGCAAACCCCTCGCTGTCGTAATTCCAAAATGTATCAGCGTCTCGTAAGCTAGCTACATATGCTGAGTCTTCAGGGTTTTTTAAATCATAAATCTTGGATATAGCCGACATACCCTCTAGACCCTCTTTTTGTTCCGCTCCGTAAAATCCAGGACTGCCTTGCTTCAAAGCAAAAAATCTGTCGGCCCCCGCTGACCAGGTCCCATCGTTTCCTTCACCGCTGCCATATCTATCCATAAACCCTCCATGAATAGGGGTTCCGTCTTGAGTAAATCTATTTCTAGCTAACCACTCAAGTTGATCAATGTAATTTTCATACATCGCAGCGCTGTCCTTAAACGCTTTGGTTTCTTTAGCTAAAGAAGTCTTTGTTTTTGTCTTCTTAGGGTCTCCGTTTACAGCTCTCATCTCTCTATACCTTCATTGTAAATACGCAGATACTCTTCTGGGGTTTTGTTTACCCCTGGGGCCTGGAAAGATGAGTTATCTCTGATAGAAGCAAAGTACTTCCTAGCACCCTGCCTCCCCAAGAAATGACTTAAAGCGGCCACCTCATCAGGACGGAAGTCCCAATCTTCCCCTAGCTGACCTTTATACTCCTCTTCTAGGTCCTCTGCATTACGAGACAAGCTAGGACCCCCGATACCCTCGTTGATCCTCATGTCCATAAACATCTCCTGAAGGTTTGGGTTATTAATAAGGCTGTCCCTACTCACCCCCTGCATAGGATCTAGATCTTTGATCTGATTGTACAGCTGACCGTACTTCCCCGTAGCAGAGCTAGTAGGGTTCTTCATAAACAAAGGATTACCCCCTCGGCTCTCAGCCCATCCAACCCCTTTCTTTAACTTCTTGGGGTCTATAGGGTCGCCATTTGATCGAACAGCCCTCATATCACTTACAGCCGCAAAGGTTGACGTTAGCTAAAGAGCAAATAGCACAGATGGATTCTTCTTTTCTCATATTACGTAAGTTTATATTATTGAAATCGTTTTGGTACGCGCGTTTTTCCGTTTTTATCAACCTGCTTTGCTATAAGCTTGCCGTCAGCATCCTTCTCCTTAAATACCTGTTTGTATTTTCCCGTATTAGAGTTGGACCTAGTCTTCAACGTAGTTACGTTTCCAGAGTCAAGATCAGTACTCTTACTGGATTCTTTAAATATCCGCTTTGCTTTGACTGTTCCATCCTTTTTCCTCTTTTGGGAAGAACGATTAGTGGCGTCAAGCTCTACCTGAACGTTACGCCCATCTGGACTCTTCTTTACAGCTTTCATATCCCAAAGATAAACAAAGAAGCTTATATGCTTTCTTGTGTTTAAACCCTAAAAACTAAGAGGACAGTCTTTGCGCTACCACAACATTAAGCTACTTTGTCTCTGCGTTTACGCCAGAATGCCCAATTGGGTTTATGTGCTCAGGAGTGTCGTTCCTAATTTGCTTTAGCGAAGGTACAACAAAAAACTTACAAAGTCAAGCCCCAAATGCATATGTGTATAATTTTTTTTCGACTACTAAAAGCCTTAATGACAGCCTATG